CATCTGTCCACACAAGACCATCTGGCGACGCTGCAAAGTTTGGAATCGTCGGGTGATTGACGATAGCAACCTGCTCAACCCAGATGCCCGTTTTGATCTCATATGCGGCTCTTGCGAGCGGTTCGTTGGCCGTTCCCCATTCCATATAAGCATTCGTATAAGACTCAATGGGTGAGCCTGTGAGACGCTCTGTGATGATGTCGGCTATGTAGTCGGCTCGCGTTGCCGTACCTTTCTTTGCTCTAGCGGCGGAGACACGGGAAGCTGTCACCTTCCCGAGCCGAGCAAGTTTCCATTCCTCGGTTCCCTGCTCCATCAGAACGGAACCTCTTCATCGTTGTCGACCTCGGCCTTGGGTCTGCCGCTCAACATTTGCATCTGGTCAGCAACGATCTCGGTTGTGTACTTATCGTTACCGTTTTTGTCTGTCCACTTTCGTGTTTCGATACGACCTTCGACGTAAACCTGGGAGCCCTTCTTTACGTACTTATCGACAATCTCGCCTAGCTTTCCCCAGAAAACAATGCGATGCCATTCTGTTTTTTCCTGGCGGCTACCGTCTTGTTGCTTCCAAGAATGTTTGGTTGCTAGCGTCAAGGTACAAACAGCGACTCCTGCATCCGTGTATTTGATCTCTGGATCTTTGCCAGCGTTACCAATCACTATCGCTTTATTTACTGAACCCATAACTTTCCTCTTTCAAATAAGTAACCGATTGTTTTGCGATGTGCTTGTTCCCACATCGCTTCTTTTTCCTGCTTATTCATGCGATGCCCTTGGTCTATAGCCATGTGACACCGATAACACAGGGCGGCAATCCTGTAGTCATGAGCCTTTATCCCTTTACCTTTCCCGTCGCGTAGCTGGTTGCTGTGCGCGGCAACAACCGTTCCATCTTCAGTACCGCACAGCGCACACTCAAACTCGCGTACGGTTTCTAACAGTTTCTGATTTCTAAACAAGTTTCATCTCCGCGCGATTAGAGGCTTCTTGAGACCTCCAGACCTCGATGTGAGCCTGAGCTGAGATCATCTTCCATCTTAGTGATTCCTCTTGCTCTACAGCCTTTCTAAGCTCTTTTAGAAGCTCTTGGTAATCTTCATGCGCGTAAGCGTCACGTTCCTGAGCGGCAACCGATCCTTCCATGTCTTGCATAAGCAGGGCTTTTTTTACCTTAAGAAATCCTTCAAGATAAACCCGCTCTGCCTTTGCTTTTGCAATCAGCTCGGAATGCTTGTAGATGAACTCAACCGCTTTATTCGGAGTCATTTTTTCTTTTCTTACGTTCGTCTGCCCAAGCATCACACACTCTTGCGGTCATCATGTAATCGGCGACTTCATAGGCTTTCAATGTCGCAATTATTTCGTGAGTATCTGGTTCTTTTTCATTGTCATATTCGATGCCGCCGGTTTTTATCATTTCAAGAACAATTTGATAAGTAGTCGGCAAAATTTGCGCTGCAAAATAATCGCGCAAAGTCAAACTACTTGGAAACGCTAAACTTTCTGTGTTTTTTTTCATTGTCCTATTCCTAATGCTGTTTTACGTTGATCTTTAACCTTGATGATCTGTTTCTGAAGGTTAGGATAATCCTTGTATTCGTTGTAATACTTTTCATACACTTCTTTCAGGGTCTCTTTGCTAGCTGCCGCAATCTGCATTAGCTTTTCCGTAAACTCTGGAGTTTCTGCTTTTACTTCGTGTGTGGTCGCGTCAGCATCGTTGTCGCCTTCCGTCGGGATACAAAACGTTTGGAAAGCTGCGTATTTGTAAGCAGCACTCATAGCTTTATTAGTAGCCTTATCACCTGAATCCATAGCTTCACCAAAAGTCTTAACCGTGTGCTTAGTTCCATCGTGCGAAGAGACAAAATCAAACTCAGCCTCAACCACCACATAAAACAAAGACGATCCGCTTTTGCCCATTCGCTCAGACACTTCCCGACGCATAACCCGAGGCAGGATCACCAGACCGTGTTTGCTGATGATCGGGGCCAGCGCGTTGTAAACGTCATCAATCCCACGAAAGTTGTAGGATTGCTGAGCATTCTTGCGGTCTTTAGAGATTCCATGCTGGCAAAGATCAGCCGATACTTTTGCGATCAAGTTGTAGACGTTCATCTTTACCTCACGAACAGGAACATTAGAACTCCGTAGAACATCCCCAATGCTATGTAAGCCAGCCATTCGATTTTCCTCATGATTGTTTCCTAGTAGGGGCCGAAGCCCCAGTTATTAATACAAATCGACGCTGAAACCTTCTTCCAGCATCATTGCGTAAAACTCAGGAAGTTTTGATTTGGGGATTTCGCAAGAAACTCCGCCCCAAATGCGCTGCTGCGCTTTTGCCGTGTGGGCAATTACTTTGAAGGAAGTTGCTGAGAAGTCAGCATCGAGAATTTGAAAGTCGCTCATAAGAGCCTCCGTAAAAAAAATTAGGATCTGATTGATTACCGTGAAAAGAATCTTATAAGATAACTTATCGTAGGTGTGACCAAAACATGCTCCAGCAGACGAAAGGCAGGTTCTAGCAGATGAGCGGAAAATCACCGACGCAACGGTCACTGGAAAAGCTACGGGCAGAAGGCTATCTCTGTCAGATCGTAGAGCGCTGGAACCCTCACGCCAGGATCAGGCAAGACCTATTTGGCATAGGCGACATACTAGCGATCAAGGAAGGCGAGACGCTACTAGTGCAGACAACAAGCCGAGGGAACGTGGCTGCAAGGGTGACGAAAATCCAAGAGTCTGAGCATCTGGATAAGATCCTAGCGGCAGGCTGGAAGATCACCGTTCACGGTTGGGGCAAGCTAAAGGCAGGATGGGCTTGCAAGATTGTGAATTTCTGAATACGATTGTTGAGTAGTACGCAAAGGCTAGGGTAGCTCCCGAAAAGTGGTCTCATCACCCACCTGCCTTTTGCTCTTCAGTGATGACAACCTTTGATGAGAGGTAAAAATGCACTACTACCAGCACCATATTGGTGACTTTATCAAGGACACTTCATTTCTTACCAACGAAGAAGTTGGTATCTACATGAAGCTGCTTTGGCTTTACTACGATACTGAAAGCCCTCTTCCTAACTCAATGTTTGAGTTGTCAATGAAGGTAAATGGGCGCGATAAAGAAGAAATCATAACGGGGCTACTCGGTATGTTTTTTGTCCTTGAAGACGAGCAGTGGCATCACAAGCGTTGCGACAAAGAGATAGCCCATTATCACCAGCAGTTGGAAGCTGCTTCTAAAGCCGGAAAAGCATCAGCCGCTAAACGAGCGATGAACAAGCGTTCAACGGACGTTCAACAGCCGTTCAACGAACGTGCAACGAACGTGCAACCAACCAATAACCAAGAACCAACAACCAATAACCAAAAACCAATTATTAAGAAGAGCTCGGCAAGCTCGCTTAAGCCTGAAGATGTTAGCGAATCTGTTTGGTCAGACTTTTTGGCTTTAAGGAAAGCAAAAAGGGCTCCAGTTACACCGACCGCATTGAAAGGATTGCGCCAAGAAGCAATGGCGGCAAAGATCACACTTGAAGAAGGTCTGCAATTGTGTTGCAAAAGCGGTTGGCAGTCTTTTAAAGCCGATTGGATAACCGACAGCGTAAGAAAAGACAACCACTACAAGAATGCTATCGATGTCATCTTTGGCAATAAGCGAGAGATCGACATAACGCCTCACCAAGATCTGCTGGAGGGCTAATGGACATTCAAATTATCGAGGTCATCTTTAAGAAGATGGCGCTTACTTATGGCAAGGCTTTCGTAGACCAGTATAGAGACGTTCAGATGCAAGAAGTCATGCAAAACTGGGCTAAGGAACTGTCAGGATTCCGGCCGCATGAGATTGCTTACGGTCTTGAATGCTTGCCAGACAAACCGCCGAATGTCATCCAGTTTCGTGCCGTCTGTCGGATGGCGCCGCCGCCTATCGTGAAAATGCTTGCTGCTCCGATTGATAAAGAGCGAGGATTGCAAGAGATCACCAAACTTAAATCTTTGATGAGGCGAGTATGAAAGACGAGAAAGTGGACGCAACAATCAAGAAAGCAGTTAAAGCCGGCAAGTGGCCGTTTCCTGCATTTGTAGGCAACAAATGGGTTAAGCCTAAGAAGATTAAGCCTGAGCCTATTCCTTTTGAACCTGCTCCGTGGTGATGAATGAGCTGGCTCTTTTCGCGGGCGCTGGTGGAGGAATACTTGGCGGACATTTGCTCGGATGGCGAACCGTCTGTGCAGTCGAGTGGGAACCCTATGCCGCAAGCGTACTTGTGCAGCGACAAAATGATGGGATTCTCCCGCCTTTCCCGATTTGGGATGACGTTCAAACTTTTGACGGAAGACTGTGGAGGGGCATTGTTGATGTCGTATCTGGGGGGTTTCCATGCCAAGACATTAGCGCAGCAGGAAAGGGCGCAGGAATTGACGGCGAGCGATCAGGCATGTGGCGAGAAATGGCAAGGATCATTTGCGAAGTACGACCCCGATACGCATTCATTGAGAACTCACCAATGCTCACTTCTCGAGGACTTGACCGAGTCCTGTCAGACCTTGCCAGCATGGGGTTTGATGCGCGATGGGGAGTGTTGGGAGCAGCCGACGTTGGAGCTCCGCATCAGAGGGACAGAATCTGGGTTGTGGCCGACTCCAACAGCGCACAACGCCAAAGAAACGAATGCACCAAGCGAAGCCAAACGAAACGAACCAACGCTTGCAAGCCGAGTTGGTGGAAAGTTGAACCCGACGTGGGTAGAGTGGCTAATGGGATTTCCGCTCGAGTGGACAGACTTAAAGCCATTGGAAACGGACAGGTTCCAGCAGTGGCAGCAACAGCATGGCAGTTATTAACGGAGAACTTATGAAAGAACATCACGAACTAGTAAGCCAATTAGCAAAGCCAGGGCAAGAAATCATAGACGAGCTAACACCTATGCAGGCTTACGCGCTACACATGGCTATAGGCGTATCTGGTGAGGCGGGCGAGCTTTTAGACACGATTAAGAAGTTTGCGATCTACCAAAAGCCACTGGACTTTACGAACCTCATCGAGGAACTGGGCGACATCGAGTTTTACTTACAAGGGATTCGGCAAGCATTCTGCATCGACCGCGAAGACGTTCTGCAAGCGAACATAGAGAAACTTAGAAAGCGTTACGGGCAGACGTACAGTAATGCTGCTGCGATTGCGAGGGCTGACAAATGAGCAGAGCTGAAATCGTAAGAGAGCTGGTTAAAGACCATTCTCTAAGGGTTACAGACATTGCAAAGCAGACTGGTTACAACAAAGGTCATGTCAGCAGACTGCGCAAGGAATCCATACGCCAAGAACTGTGTAGAGGGGAAATTATGAGCGAGAACAAGAATGCAAAGACATCAGCAGACGGGCCTGTAGCTTGGGGTTGTCAGTGTGGTAGAGCCTATACGGTTACTTGTATTTCAAGCAAACCAACTAAGCAATGGGTTGGGCTGACGGATTATGAGATACAGGACTTGAGTTATTTGTCTCAAAAAATTGATGCAAGTAATTCGGAGTGGTTTGATAGATGGGGATTCGCACGAGCAATCGAAGCCAAGCTAAAGGAAAAAAACGCATGAACCAGCAAGAAGTATTGATGCTTGCAAAGACGATGGGCGTGATGATCTCTGGTCGGCCTGAGTTTGAGCAATCGGTTGCGAGGTTTGGCAAACGAATCATCAAGCGTTTTAGACCGCTAACCAAAACCCAGAAGATTTATTTAGACGCTCTAGCCGAGCCTAAGTCATTGCAAAACCTAGCTGATCAGTTTGGCTGCACCACGCAAAACGCTCTTAAGATGATTAGAGCGCTTGAGGCTCGCAAGCTGATCACGAAAGAAAAACTATTCAAGCAGCATATTGGCGCGTGGTCTTACTACTACCAAAGAAAATCATGAGCGGCGATCACAACATGAGTGATTCCATTAAATGGAAATCAACAATGACCGATGGTCAGTCAAAGGTTCTTGCTTACCTCAAGAAACGTAAGACACCAGCGACTCTAAAACAGGTTCAGTTGCAAATGAAAACGGACAAAAGATCTTGCGACAGAAATCTTAGGAGCTTGACCAGAAAAGGCTACTTAAAAACAAAGGTAATCGTGAATGTGTTGGGGAAAGAACGTGTTTACGAGTTTGTAACCGACAAAGTTGAAGAAAAACCCGTGATCAAACAAAAGCCCAAGTTTCACAAAAGCAGGGTCACCGTAGAAACAAAGTTTTATAACAACCCTTTTAACATAGGACAATGACATGAAAATAGAAGCAAAAATGCAGGATCACGATTGGGTAGGCGTTTATTACGCGCACGAAATTATGATCGTTCCGCACTACAGCAAGAAAAAGACGTTTGTACTTCCCGGCGGGCGGGAGGTGAAAGAACAGACGCTTATCGACAAGGGTTATAAGTACGCAGTCTCTTACCTGTGGCCGAGGCCGGCGTGAAAGATTATTTAGCCGGTAACGCAGTCTGGCGAACACCAGACGATGAGACACCACCGCGCGGAGTAAAGATGCTGCTACTAAACGCTGGAGGTGTTTGCGTAATTGGAACTTGGACGGATTGGGCAGTTGCATGGGCTCCGCTGCCCAAGATCCCTGAGCATATAAAACAAATGCTTATGGCAAAACACTTGAAAGGGATGCCATGATTTCAGAGATAAGACAAGACGAGGTAATTAGGATGGCGAAGATTGCCAAACTACCAACCTACTTTAGGACAGGCGAACTGGTGAATCTGAAACAACTGGAGGATTTTGCTGAGCTTGTAAGGTTCAACGTAGGAGAGGCGAGGCTTAATCACTGTATCGAGCTTTTAGAGAAACGTGGTTATAAAGACGCAGCAGACTTACTTAGGGGCGAGGGATGATTCCATTTACTTTTCCAACGGCAAGACGCACAGATCCGCTGACTTCACACATGGCGGCAATCGACGCAAGGTTTAAGGCTAACAATCACAGACGGACTGCCCTGCTTGCTTTACTCGAACACGGCAACCTTACCGATTATGAGCTAGCAGATAAAACCGGCTTGCAGCAGAACAGCATAGGCAAGCGCAGGAAAGACTGTCAGGATGCGGGATTGGTAACTCACTACCGAAACGATGAAGGGAACAAAGTAAAGCGACCTGCTCCAAGCGGAAGCAAGGCTTATGTGTGGATGCTTACAGAGCGTGGCGAAGAACTAGCAAACCAAATCAAGAGGGAACTATGAACATAAATGACATGGCAAGGCAAGCATTCCTAAACTCACTGACTGAAGACCTGAGTGACTTCGACAGGCTGATGATTCAAGTGGATGAGATTTGTGAGATGGCAGAAGATCTATCCCTGCGAGCCAAACAATTAGCAGACGAAGCCGAGGAAAACTTAAGGAGACTGCGCGGTGAGTGAATGGGACTCTGTAAAAGGCATCGTGGAGCCGTGGAGAAGGCTTACAGTCGATGAAATGAAGGCTGTGGGCAGAAACCTACTCACGAAACAAAACGAGGCTGAAATGCTGATCTACGCCACCAGAATCGAGGCTTACATCATGGCATTGAACTCCCCGAAGATTGGGAGTAAACTGAAAAAGTGACTCCTTCCCCTGTTTGCCCTCTCCGCGAGGGCTTTTTTTGGAGCGCAGATGATTAAGCTCAAATTCAAAGAAGAACCGGTAACCGCTGGCGCTTTTATTATGTGTCTCTTGCATGGAGTCACTAACGCTCACATTCTCCATCTACAAAGCCAAAGCTATGCTCAGCACAAAGCGCTTGGTAATTTCTACGAAGACTTAGGCGACTTAGTGGATTCTGTGGTTGAGCAATGGCAAGGTCTAAATGGGAAGCTAATTAGTTACCCAGTTGAGTACAGGCCACCGCAGCAGACAGCCAAGGCCGAGCTGGAATACATGCTCGGTTATGTTGCTGACTACAGAGCGGTTATGGGCAGTGACTCAGCTATCCAGAACGCAATAGACGAGATAGCAGCGCTGATGCAGTCAACACTATACAAACTTACATTCCTGAAATGAGAATAGAGAAAGCACTAGAGCATCTGGCAAACGAAAAGGATTTTATCTTCCAGGCTGTGTTTAACCAGGATGATCTGCCTTACTCACTTTACTGTTTGTTCAACGCACTGATGGAGCGTGAAGAACTAGAGTCAGTCACAAGACACATGACCAAGAAGGAAGCAGATATCTTCCTAGATCTAGCAACCTACTCATGCCACGCGTACCCAAGCAGACAACCTGTCACCAGTTAGGTTGTAATAATGCAAAAGTAAATCACTCTTACTTCTGCATGGAACACGGTGGAGCAAGAACAATTGAACTTAGCGCAAGGCGCAAGGCACTTGCCGCTAAATACGGCAGCAAGCAATGGAAACAATTTAGACAGATACACCTGTCTAAATATCCGCTTTGCGCTCGATGTCAGTCATTAGGGAAAATAACCCCTGCTTCAGACGTAGACCACATCTACCCGCACAAGATGCAGTTAGATAAATGGATGGGCAACAGGTTCCAAAGCCTTTGCCGGCCATGCCACTCAATTAAAACAGCGCTCGAAAAACGAGGGATGGCTTATGATTACACGACAGGCAAGGTCGACGAGATTTCACATGATGAAAT